TCTTTACCACTTTCTGTGTTGATTGGTTATGAAAAGAACGCTCGCACACACTCCGTGGAGCAGGTAGATCAGATTGTTGCCAGCATACAGGAGTACGGATGGACTAATCCGATCCTGATAGACGAGAACAACGTTGTAATTGCTGGTCATGGTCGAATTGCTGCGGCCACTCAGTTGGGGATGGATGACGTTCCCTGCATTGTTCTGGAAGGGCTAACGGAGAATCAGAAGAAGGCATATCGTCTGGCCGACAACCGTATTCCGCTGAATGCTGGTTGGGATGAAGAGTTGTTAAGCGCGGAACTTGCAGATCTTGCGGCCGATGATTTTGCTCTGGACTCAATTGGTTTTACTCAGCGCGAACTGGATAACTTATTGAGTGCGGCGGTCTACGATGACACAGAGGGTATGGATATCCCATTTGAGAAGGATGAGGCCAAATCAGGCGTAAAAGTTCAGTACCTGTCATTTGGAGGTCATAAAATCCCGGCAACGGATGAGGAAGCGGATCGTTTTGACTGCGCGGTGTCTCGTTATGTTGATGATAATGGCAGCTATATCGGATTTGTATCCGCATTGCTGGCTGGGGAGGTGTGCTGATGCTTCACCTGAATTACGACATAACGCACCTACGCGGCGCGGAATATAACCCGCGTTTTATCGGTGAGGATGATCTTGCGAGGCTGGCGGAAAGCGTCAGGGAGCTGGGGCTTGTGAAGCCATTGATAGTGCGCGGCGATTTGCTGGTGGCGGGACACCAAAGGACGAAGGCGCTACGTAAGTTGGGAATAACGCGTGCTGCGGTGTATGTGTTGCCCTGTGAAACGACGGTATACGACGAAGTACGGTTTAACCAACTGCATAACGGAACGGATTTTGATAGCGGAGATGAGCGTTGCAGGGTGTCCGGTCTGGAAGATAAGCATGGTTTTGTTCAGGTATCGGCAAGCCAGATCTCAGGCAATATGCGCGCGAAAATGGCATATGTTCGAAAGAACATAGCGGAACTGGTTATCAAGTATGGTCCGTGGGGTGGTTGTGTTGCTACTCAGTCTGGTGAGGTTATTCATTGTGCTCAGTATGCATTAGCAGCGAAGATGACGCGCACACCGCTAACGGTGTTTGTGATCCCTGATGTTGAGAAGGAAAAATACCAAAGTTATCTGAATAAAACTTATGGTGTATTTGAGTATTCTCATCTGGAGAAAACAACATACATCCAGACGTATGCGCAGCTTATGCGGTTGCGTAATGGTGGCAGCCTGAAATCAAATCTGTATGAGTCGTTGATCCTCCCGATCATTGCCAAGACGCCAAGAGGAATTGATTTTGGTTCGGGGCAGGGAGACTACGCGCGAATGCTCAGGGCAAAGGGATATAACCTGCATGATCTCGAGCTTTTCCGCCGTAAGGGCGCTGGAAACACTCTGGATAGGACCGCAACAAACCGGATGATTGATACGCTGGTGGATGACTTAAAAACGCGAGGGCGTTACGACTACGTGATTTGCGATAGCGTTTTGAACTCGGTCGATAGTGTCGAGGCTGAATGGTCCGTTCTGACGGTTCTGAAAGGCCTGTGTAAAGCTGGTGGGTCAATATTCTTTTCTGGTCGTAGCCGTGGAGAGCTGGAAACAGTCCTGAAGCAAACACAGGCGGCGAGTTCCAAAAGCCGGCTTTATTTTATTGATCATAACGGTTTTACCGCGTTGTACCGGAAGGGGCACTGGTTTTACCAGAAGTTTCACTCTGATGAGGAAGTGAAGCAGTTGTGTCGTGTACATGGTTTCAGGATTAAGCGGTCAATATTCAACTGTAAGAGCTGGTATTTGCACGTCATTAACGATGATTCCCTTAGTTGGGCGAGTCTGGAGAAAGCTGTTCGTTTTGAGTTTGAGTTGCCGTTGCCTGGTGGTTCAACAATCGGACGATCTGATGATGTGCTGGCGGCTTTCCGGCCGTTGATTAAGTAGTCTGTAGGAGGCGCTGGTGGCTGACAGAATTGAGATAAAGATGGATTTTTCTTCTCAGGATATTCAACGACAACTCCAGCGCCTTGAAGAACGCGAATTGCCGTTCGCAATGGCGCTTGCGGCAACCAGAACGGCAAAGGCTTCTCAGGCTGCGATTAAGAATGAAATTAATCGGGTATTTGACAGGCCCACGCCGTGGATTCAGAACTCTACTTACGTTTTGGCCGCAAAGAAGAGTGATCCTACAGCCATTGTGTATGCTCGTGAATGGGGAGGAACGCCAGCCCCTGTAACGTTGACTCCGCAAATCGAAGGTGGCCAACGACAGTACAAACGCTCAGAAGGTGCGTTGTAAAACCCACTGAATTCAATGTTTTCCCTTTGTTTTCAGTGGGTTTTGTTATTGGTGGGGGTTACTGATTACCCTATAAAACCCACTTATGTGGATGAAATGTGGATGCCTCCTTTTAACGGATTAAGTGAAATTGCATCCTGGAGGAAATCAGGAGCGAGGTGTGCATAGGTCATAGTTTGCTGGATCGTGGCGTGCCCCATAATTCGCTGGAGCGTAAGTATATTTCCTCCATTAATCATAAAGTGAGCTGCAAAGGTATGGCGTAGAACATGTACTGCCTGCCCTTTTGGTAGATCAGGCTTAACACTGCGAAGCACCTTGCGATATTCCTCATAATTGACGTCAAACAGAAGGCCGGATTTCTTTGTTTTGATCTCGCTAACAACTTCATCAGAGACAGGAATAATTCGAACTTTTCCGTTTTTAGTTTTGTTAAACGTCACGCGGTTATTGATGATGTGTTCCGCGCGCAGATTTTTCGCTTCTCCCCATCTCGCACCAGTACTGAGACAAAGTAGCGTAATCCGCCGGGCATCACCGCTTACTGCATCCAGTAATTTGGCAATTTCTTCCGTGGTGAGATACGTCATTTCGGGTGATTTTCGTTTCAAAGAGGGGAGGGCGCGGAGCGGATTTTCTCCGTGAAATTCCCCGGCATTTGCCAGGAGTGTAAACATTCCTCCGAGATCCGACTCATCACGCCGAACAGTAGACTCTTTTACTCCCAAAGATTAAACGGGAGCTTCGATTAAGCGGCCATGAAACGAGCATTAATCTGGCTAACCCTTGGATCATTCATTTCTTTGATGATTTTTTTCAACCTGGTTAGAACGCCGTTAGCATATGGCTTATTGCGTCCACCCAATTCCCACCATAACGGAAGCAGATCTGAGAGATGACGTTGCTCTGTTGGCTTTTCAAGCCATTCCTTATCGTGCATGTGGCTGAGAACATAACGCTCAAAGGCCACTGCATCTGCCTTTTTCTTAAAAATCCGCTGAATCCGACGTCCACTTCGGCCACGCGGTCTAACATCCACTTTATACCGTCCACCATCGAGTGCTTTAATTGCCATTGGCAAGCCCTCCGGTGAAACGAGGAAAGACATTTCCAGTTTGTAAAACGTAAGAATAATAAAGGGTTAACCAATTTTCCTTTCGGATGGGGGTAAATCCGTTGGTTCTTGCCCATAGTGTGCGAGAGCCGGAGCTATCTGCCCGGATTCAGGCGCAATTTTTCCAGTCATAAACCACAACGCATATTTCTCAAATCTGGGGTTGTTTAGTATTTGCTCAATTACTTCAGCATTAGGGATAGTTTTACCGCTTTCATATCTCCACAGAGCATCACGGTTTAAACCAAGCATTTTTGCTGTATCCGGGAGGCTAGTAAGTCTCTCGCTTTCACGCATGATTTTTATGCGCTCTCCAATAGTCATACGCATGTTGCAATTCTCCAACGTCTGTATTAATGTTTATACAAATGAGTTTGATTTGGGGCATCCGTCGCAAGAAATACCCCAAACAGGGAGATTATCACATGAATGAAGAACTATTGAGGGCATTGTTTAAGATCCCAGACCCCATCACCGTTGATGAGTTTTCCCGCCGCACAGGTAAGACCGAATCAGCCGTAAGAAAGTTGGTAGAGCGTCGACTCATCCCTCTAACTACTGAGCGCGAGGTTTTAGGCGAGGAAGGGAGTTCGCGCCGTCTTCTCATCCTTTGGAATGAGTGGCTCGAAATGGTCTATGACGCAACGAGACAGCTTCCTCCTGAGCGTAAAGATTGGCGCAACCACTGGCTTAAGAAAGCCAAGAAGCTGGCGGAAGATTTGGGATTAGGCTTTCTTAATTTTGCTGCATGAGATGCAGGGAGTTTTGATATGAAACAGCAACGTAATTCACGCTTTCGTAATGGTGCTGAACGCCACGCTAACCGTTTCGCTACCAGTGCATCACGCAGCAACATCCGCTACAGCCTGAGCGAAACACACGCAACGCCGGATGGCTACCCAGTAAAACAAATCGGCGAGCACGCCTGGTTGATTGAGAAAGCTGGAATCGTGGTCCACAAATGCCCACACAATCCGTTTACCGGAAACCGCATTTTTGCACTAAGCAGCGGCGACAATCAGTTCGGACAGGATTTCACATTGTACGAAGCACTTCGTACAGTTGATCGTCTGCTTCGCGGACAAAGTTTTATTAAACAGGCTGATTTATAACAGGTGCTTTATGACCAAAGAGCATGCACAAGGTGTATTTATCCGTTTTATTGATTTTCGCGGTGAACTGTTATTACGCGCATCGGCTATTGATGCTGTAGTTCCGGCAGAAAAAGATGTGGCCACTTACCTTTATCTGAACGGCACGCGATTGTTTGTGGAACTTCCGTACCAGACCGTACGCGAAATCATTAACGAAGCTGAAAAGGCACGTCAGGTTAATGGCGATGAACCATATATCGAAATTATCTGCATGGATTCAGAAGCTGAAATTCAGAAAGCAGATTAAAGGGCGTTGCGATGGGCAAAGAATATAAAACTCTCATTAACAAAGCACTTGAGCGTTTTTATTTTCGCTTAAGTGCATCAGGCGTTCATGCTGAACGTGCAGCCCGTGACTCATTGACCAGGGCAATCCGGAGTCTGTATGACGTGGCTTTTTACGCTGATGATCTGGATGCACTTAACGAACTTTCCGAGCTGATCTGTGCCGCAGAATGCGGGGAACATATTGAACCGTATAAGCTGGGGAATATCGCATGAGTATATTTATCTCATGGCTTGTTCTGATTATTTCGGTGGCCTGTGCCATTGGGATTATGCGAATTATTAATTCAGTAAAAAAGATTGAACGCTTTTTTACTGGTGAATAACGATACAAATAAAACATCAAATTAAATAAGAAAACGTGAAAACCATCCGTATTAACGGAGGTATTCGCACACGCAAATAACGGAGATACAAAAATGCACGCAAAAGAAGAAGGTATCATCAGAGCACTGAAAGAAATTTCAAAGATGGAAAGCGAAGTAGCGAAAAAAGCCGTGGCCAATGCTCACATGGACGTCGCAATCCACACAATGATAGCCGCAAAAGTCACGGCAGAAGCTGCCAAAATCATCGAAG